TGAGTAGCTTGTAATTCTGTATTACTCGCGTTAAAAACAATGGTATTCTCTGCCTGATCCTCTAGAGCGTTTTTACCAAATCTAATTTTAGTGGATCTCTCCACCGTCGGCAAATTCTTGACCATTTAATATAGTCTGGTATTTTAATTCGCGTAAAGAAGGCCTGCCATACCATTCTCTATGCGGAGGATGTTATAGTTAACTGCGTATATGGGGTGTGTAATAAGCATCTTTTCACTCATAATTTTAGCTGATGCGAGACGACTAAAGTTGAGAGTTCCAGTGGGCTGGAGGGAACTCGTCGAAAGGCAGAAGCAATACAAAAAGAAATCTGGTGATGTCACAAAATTTGTGTGATAGTAATTCGTGACATCGATATAATGTGGTTTACCCCACCTATAATTACCAACATCGAGACCATTAATATTCAATTTTACTTTGTTTGTGGGGGAAGTGAGTGCACCATCTGTTGTCGTATCCGAGGACGCGATATACTTCACGGGATGATTAAACGTGAGATCTTGAATAAGACTTCCAGAAGCCATATTTTTTTGAACTTGTGTGATGAGAAGATCATGCTTTCTTGAGGCAATGTTTCCACGTTCTTCATTATCGAGATAGAAGTAATTTGCGAAACACTCTACATTGTACTGAGATGCCGCAGTTGCCCAATGAATACGAATTTCGACGTTGTGATAGTTCAATGCGACGAGTGGAAGTGCACATTGTGGTCCTTCACAGAAGAAGAAGCGGAGAGGGTAAAAATAAGATCGAGCGCTTACACCTGGGTGTGTACCATTCGCACTCTTTGATACATTTTGAGCGAACGTATCGATAGCGATTTTCTCGGTGAAAATGGCGTCTTGGCTATCTATGAGACAACCACCTATATAGAGTTCCACTTTATCGATAATTGTATCCCAACGTTGAATATCGAGGGCTTGGGTGGTATCATCAAGTGTGAAATACACATAGCTGAGAAGATCTCCAGAACGTTCGAATTGAATACTGGACATAGAATTGTTTTTCACTTCTCCATGGATGGTTTGTTTTTCAATGGACTGTGAAAAATTAGCATGTCTTTTGAATGTTGAACTAAAGAAAGATATTTCGGGATCACCCATGATATATTCATCCTGGGCACCGATAGCGATCAATTGAACAATACCAGCAGACATGGTATACTACTTTAACGAGAGAAAATTACAAATTGGGTTTTCTACACACGAATCGAATAATTAAAAAATTATTTTTCACAGGACTAGATGGTGTAATAGGTACACCATTTTGGTTTCTAATATTTATAGTAAATCGATCAATGCTACGGATAGGATTTACATATTGGGTCACAATGGGATAATTATCTTTAAAATTGAATGATGTAGTGCCTTCACCTACGATACTCGCAAACGAACTTCTTAGCATACTCATCGAACTTTGACCATCATATACGTTTGAAGCTCTATCATTGAAAATTGTATCGAGTTCATTGATGGAAATATAACAGTGTTTCGTAGCAGCTGTCGTATTAATATTAGTGGCTAACAGTCTAGCCTGAACAACATTTTTTAGTGGATCTTGGAGATGACACGTGAATGTATTTGCACTGCCCTGTCCAATGGAATCGATAGTTATTGTGTGATACTCATAATTGATATCTGGAATAGTCTCAGACGGATAAGTGATGAGTGCCATTTCTATTAACTTAGATTAAAGATCCACCAATTCCACCTATAATTTCATATGCAGCAAATTTAGCCACGTGTTTTTGGGCGCCACAGATTCCACCAGGGGTGAGACCCTTGGTATACGCACTACCTTTCTTTCGACCAGGGGTACACTCAATCTTATTTTCAAGTTTGGACATAGGTTTGTCTGTCACTACATTGATATCAATAGGCCTGGGCTGGTACATACTGGTATTTCGGGTTGCTGACAAAATGAAAATAATCAACACGAGCGAACCGATCGACATGAGAGCGTTACGATTGACTTTGTTAAGGTTTAACATTTAGTATAGGTTTAGATTTTTTTAAAGTGCGTTAAAGATATTTTTTTAGTTTCCATATAGAGAGTAGATGGACGAAGAAATCGTACTCGATAGAGGAACCACGAATGTAATGAAATTAGACGCCGACGAACAGGCTCTCATGGATGAAATTCATATTTCGGTACCACGACACAAACCAGTTCCCCGACCAAGTCAGCCCATGCGACAGTCGGCACCTCAGCAACACCAAGAAGCGATGGATGCATTTGTGAATCCCAACAAACAGTCCGCCCCCGCACAACCCCAGCAAGATGAAGAAATTGATTATGGTGAGGATGAGCCTATGTTTTATGATGATGACCAGATGGGACCAGGGATGGGTTCCCAGGAAGAACAGCCTTCTAAAGGATACACCTCAATTGATGAAGAGAAGGCAGACCTCATAAACAAATTGGGGCGTCTAGAGAAGAAAGGGTTCGCTGTGAACAAAAGACTCAACGCATACTCTAATGTTGACGAACTTCGTTCCGAGGTGAAGCGAATCACCTACAGTATCGATGTGGAACAGTCAGTTCGTTTCTCTCGGAGAATGCTTGTGGCGTGTGTGACTGGTCTCGAGTTTTTGAATAAGCGATATAATCCATTCGAGATCCAATTGGAAGGCTGGTCTGAGTCCGTGATGGAGAATGTTGATGACTATGATGGGGTTTTTGAGGAACTCTATGTGAAGTACCGATCCAAGGTCAACGTGGCTCCCGAGGTCAAGATGATCATGATGTTGGGTGGTTCGGCGATGATGTTTCACCTCACGAACAGTATGTTCAAGTCTGTGATGCCCAATATGAATGATGTGATGAAGCAGAATCCCGACCTCGTCAAAAATATGATGGCTGCGGTACAGAGTACAACTAGGGCCCCTGGGGGTCCGGCAACGGAGGCCCCCGTTGGTGGTACCGGTGGTCAGTATGAGATGCAAGGACCTGGGGTGGATATTTCGAGTCTCATGGGTGGTATAATGATGCCCCCCCCTCCACCAATGAACACAACTATGACTCAGATTGACGACGACCTCTCTGATATCATGTCGATATCGGGTGATTCCACTGGTGGTGACGTTAAGGAAGTTAACGTCGATGCAGGTAAGACCAAGCGTACCAGGCGAAAGAAGAAGACAGAAATTAATCTCTAATTAGTATATAAATGATAGCGTATTGCCCGCTAGAGGATATGGTTCCTCCGGTCAGGCCAAAGACGGAGGAGGCACCCATCATGAGAAATGTGAAGCCTGAGATTGGTCTCGAAGAGACTGAATTAAATTACGTCATCATGGCGTTCATTGCCGGCGTGATGATACTCGCCGTCTCTGATTCCATCAGGGCGTAAATGTAAACGTTAATTCTACCATGGGTCTAAAACACCTGTGGTAAATTTAATTTCCGAATAGTATTCCTGCTAAACCATCCTTTATCCGTAACACATTGTAGTTAACAGCATATATATGCAATGGGTCACCAGATCTAGATGCCGCTACGGATGCACCACGTATCATGAGTTTTGCATTATCGAGGCGACTAAAATTGCAGGAGCCGGATGGATGATATTGTGATGCATTCATGCAAAAGTGATACGCGTAGTACCTCGTATAGACTGGTATGTTATTCGTATTGTCGAATTCAGATGTACCAAATTTGGATTTATAGTAATTCTGGATCGTATGAAAATACATTGGTTTCATATTTTCGAGTAAAGGTGTACCATTTAAATGTATATCTAAACCAGAAAATGTAAAAAAATCGGTCGTATATGTATTCGTTTTCGATTCAAATCCAAAGAATAAAGATTTTACCGGATGATTAAAATGACTTATATCGACAGAGTTGTAACCATCACTCGTATTGAGTGGGTGCTCTAGGCGCTGAACCTGTGTGATAACCAAATCCATCTGACGTTTCACGATATTTTCCCTTTCTTCTTTATCGAGGAATATATAGTTTCCATACACTTCAATCTTCTTTTCATCTTCAGTAAGTTCAAGTTCAGGAAACCTCGTTTGATCATATTTAATTTTTATTTCAACCTGATGACTCTGAAGTGCGACAAGGGGTAAGAATGCTTTATGATTACAGAAAAAAAACTGAAGTGGTAAGAACCCCGAATTTACAGAACTCATTTTCGTATTCAACTCTTTCGATTTGGTATATGTATCAGCTAAATAGTTTGGCCATATATCAGAATAATAATCAAAATGTTGTGAGTCCACCTTTTGACCCCCAATGTATAAATCAATTGTGGAATTGACAAACATATCCATCAATTTATTGGAACCCTGAACCCATACCGCGTTTATAATATCACCAAGAATGGGTATAGTTATTGTTTCATCCTCAGCGTATATCGTTTTGATAAGCTTGGGTGACTGAGAAAAGTTTGTGTGACGAGTAAATTTCATTCGAAAGAAAGATTGTCCTTCATCACTTATGAGGTACATATCCTGTATTCCCTTAGAGACGAGTTGTATTAATGCACCAGACATTTAATAGAAGATCAGATTATAAAAATAGACACTTTCCCTGAGGGAAGTCACTCTTATTCTCTTCCACAGACTTTCCCTGTATCCTGAAACCACCTTGACGGTACACCTTCATTCGTTTGTAATACATCGCTGTAAAGATCGACCATGGATCATGTACATCGTAGATGTGAGGCTCATTCTTCTTCCCTTTGGTTTCTCTCATGATTCTTCCAATACTTTGTGTGATATCTGATTTCGGACTCGCCAGGATGACTGTATCGAGTGTTGGAATGTCTAGACCTTCGTGCGCTTGACTGAACGTTGCGAAAATGATCTTCTTCTTTGAAGACTCCTGGAGGGCAGCCTCTTTCATACCCCCCATGTACAGTCCAGATGTTTTAGGGAAACACTGGTGAAGTAATTCACAATGAAAGCGACGGTCGCTGAGAACCAATAATTGTCTCGTACCAGAGGAGGCTTTCTTCACCAGTTCCACTAACATCATATTTCTAGACCTGTCCTCAACAAGTTGGGTAATCATATTAGGCATTGAAATCTTACCATTTCGCATAGATGGTGGGGGGTTTCTATAATTTGGGGATTCAAATGTAACCTGGAAAACTTCAACCTGTTCCTGATTTTTTCGTTCAACTGCAAAAAAGGTGGGACCCATAAACCAATGAAGTACTTTTGTAAGACCATCCTTCCTTTCTGGAGTTGCTGAAAGTCCAAATATATGTTTGGGGCACATCTTGAAGAGACTTTGACTGAATACTTTAGCACAAATATGATGCGCCTCATCCACTATGAGTGTACCAACGGTATCGAAATCAGAGAAGTTATATTCCTTAAGAGAAAGGGACTGAAGCATCGCGATGACAAAGTCACAATTCACTTCCTTCTTATTCTGTTGGACAACACCTATAGTGGCTCCGGGACAAAACTGTTGAATACGTTCCCGCCACTGATCTGCTAAGAATTGTTTATGAACGACGATCATGGTTCGGTACCCAAGTTTACATGCTATAGCCAAGGATACCGTCGTCTTGCCGTACCCGCATGGTAAAGAAAGGACACCATGACCTGCTTGAATTGCTGCTGCGAGTGCTTCATTCTGATGTGTTGCGTCTCTGAGCTGTCCAACGAAAGTGGCTTTGATACGGACAGGTTCGGGTCGTTTGTCTTCTTGTGGTTCCCCAAGTTTAGTAGTTCCGTAGAATCTTGGGACGCACACTCCATTCTTAGTTGGTCTGAAAACTTTGAAAGGTGGTGGAGGAAATCCATAGTCGCCATTGACTACCGGTCTTACCGTAAGTTCTTTTTTAATTTCCTGGATTGGACCCTCACTTACCAGGTATCCAGTTCTAGTAAGAACGTTCATGGTTTACTTATTTAAAGGGGATAAACTTTAAATGAATATAAGATGCCTACAGTAGACGTTGAAGAGAACATTAAGAAGATTCGTATGAATATCGAACAATTGACCCAAGAAGTATTTAGGCTTCAGGGTATGCTCCAAACCTTTGAAGGATTCAAGAAAGGTGGTCTTACTACCATCGAACTCCCTGTTGATCCCAATCAGGCTGAAGAACTTGAGAGTGTCCAAGAGAATCCCGAATAATTTCCAACGTTCCAAATACCCTTGAAGTCTATAACAACTTCAATTTCATCACCCTTTATAAGAGACTGTATAGGTCGTCCACGGACTTCACACATCACTCTCCTATATCGGAATGGAACTTTTATCGTAAGGACACGACCAATAAGGGGGTCATCCACATTTTGATTCGTGAGGAGATGGTTCTTAGAAATATGCATCCGTTCGATGATGTCCGAAACTTTTTGGGGAATGATCAAGCGTATATATTTTTTGTTATTAAAGTCATACATCGGTTCGTGTACTTTGGCTACAAACTTCATTGATTCCTGTTACGGTACATAAGAATTAAAACTATAAGTAACACGAGTGCAAATGTGATAACTTGTGAAATGACTAAAGGTTGAAGAGGCTCTCTCGTACCAAA